CTGCTGCGGCTGCGGCTGCTGTACCTGCTGCGGCTGCGGCTGCTGTACCTGCTGCGGCTGCTGTACCTGCTGCGGCTGCATCATGGCAAGAATTTCTTCACGGCTCCATCCGGCCCGATGTAGATCGAGCACATCCTGCATCATCATTCTGTCGCAACCTCCTTGATCTCCGCAATAGAGATAGTTGTCTGAACATCCGGCGAGAGTTTGAGCTTTTGCTGCGCAATGCTGCCGCCGCTGTCCTTGTATGTGATGAGTACATAAGTATTCACCGCCATCTGTTACACCCCCAGTCTGATAACGTCCGCCAGTCGCTCAAGCAAATCGGCGATTTCAAGCCGCACATCTGCGCTGCCTCCGCTGGACTCTTCGCCATAGTCCACATCAACGCATTTTGCGTGATGTGTCCATCCGCTGATGGTCCCCATCTGCACGCCGCCCGTTGTGCTGTGGATTACATCGCCATTGCCGCAGTAGATGCCCACATGGTAGGCGTTTCCCATCTCATCATGATAGCCGCGCGGAATTTCACCGCCGTCACGCGAGACTTTGAACACCCATTCGCCCGGCTGAATCGCGGCCATATCGTCCGAGCGATCATATACAGCATCACGCCACATCTGATTACTTCCCCGCCAATTTTTGGAGAGCGCATTGCAGTCTTTGAGCACCTGTTCCACAAACGCCTGACAATCAAGCTGCTTATATGGTGTACCCAGATAGCCGCCAGTGAGAGCGCGATCTACATAAGCATCAGCTTTCACCTTCGCCAATTCTGAGCACCTCCAAGATTCGGCTGAGCGCCAGCGTGTTGTTATTAAGCGCTTCTGTCATTTTAATGCTTTCCTCCTTGTGCGCATCATCGCTGAGCCTGCGATCATAGAGCAGGTAACAGCAGATTGCAATAGGGAAGCCCATTTGCTGTACAAACTGTACAAAAGTCTGCCAAAATTCCATATTAACACCTCCATAAAAAATCAGTCAACCATTTTTGTGCGGATGCCTCGCGCGCCCCACTCCTTCCGAGAGCTGCATATGGGAAATGGTTGACTGTTGATATTATTATATTGTGTTTTCGTTCGGATTGCAATATATATTATAGTATCATATCATGCCCAGATAACCGCGGAAAATAAGCTCTGTATCGTAACTATCAAACGTCAAATAGTTTTCAAAATATAGCGTTTTCATAAGCCCGTAACGTTTGCGCCATTGCTCAAGGCCAAACCCTTGTGGGTCATATGCTCGCGTTTTCTGCGCGGCCCTGCAAATATAAAATTCCCGGCGCGATTTGTGGCGATACATGCCGATTGTGCCAATCGTACAAAGATAGTCAAACTCGATCAATGGCCGAGATGCAACCCTCGTCGGGTCCACATAAAAAGCGTTATTGATGGCCATTTCAATAAAATCCTGCGGCGCATTTTTGTATAGCCCGGTCTGCCTTTTCCGTCGGCTAATCGGGCTATCCTGCAATATAATCATTGCCCGGCTCCCATCAGGTGTACGATAGAACATCTGTTTGCCGCGAATCATTTTAATGGCCGTGTTCATAAAATCCCAGCCTATATAATAGGGATTTGCCAGCTGATTGGCATTGCCCAACAACAAAGCTTTAACAGGCGCTAGGCCCTGCAATTCGCGGTTGCGGTTTACCGTTTCATAAAAATCCAAAAACGCCATGAACTCGTTTGCAAGCGTCCGCTCCGTCGTCAGTGGAATGTACTCATCAAAAACGATGGTATCAAACCCCGAAAAATCCATACCGCGAACATTTGCCAGCGCTGACAAACTTGTACCCACGCCGAGCAGCGCGCCATCCGGCGCGATTTTCCCCCGCTTATTCTGTGCGGCCTCGTAAAACGCGACCATATCAGCGGATATGGAAAACGCCTGCACATTCCAGCCCATATCCTTGTTGAGTCGTGCAAAGGGGTTGCCCACAGGTGTTCTCGCTTTCAAGATCTGTGTGCCCCAGCGCCTCAACCACACAAATTTTCCTCCGCCATTGCGTGCAGTTTCAACCGCACGCTTTGCGACTCCATACGTTTTACCTGTGCCACGCGACGACGTGACTGTTATAAAATTTGTGGCGCTATCCCAAATATAATCAATATTTGGATAGCCATTATCAAGATACAACTTTCCCATTTTGTTTAGCCCTCCAAGTCCCAAACAGGTTTATTTTTGTAAGCAGCCGCTCGTAATCCTCGGAATGCGACATTGTATAACTATTGGGAAGCAACGCCACATTACGGGTTATGTGTAGATCGTGGCCATCCACTTTAATCCAAAAATCCGCGCTGTCATTGTAGACTGATATGCTGCCAGCCGCCAACGTCCAGACCATACCGCCCTCCCGCAGCCGTCGGCCTTTTTCATCCTTTTTATAACGCCCGGCTTCATCTTGCGCATATCGTCCGGGTTTAAATGCGGTCAAGCCGCCCGCCTCTTTAAGCTCAAGCGCGCCCAGCGTCAAGCCTGCTGATTTGACTTTTTTCGTGCTGACACCTGATACAGTCACCCCAAGTTTGCCATCACGTTCATAAGCATACCGTTTCGCCCCCTGCGTGATAAATCGGTCATAGCCTTCTTCCTTGTCAAAAACGCCCATATAATACACCTTGCCATTACGATCATGTGCATATGCTCCACAGCGTTTCGCGCGATCAACCAAGCGTGCATTGAGCTGAGACAAATCAATAGGAGCATCTGTTTTAACACTGTCAGTATCATTATATACAATGTTGTCTCCCGCGATCTGTATCGCCTCGTGCAGCGCATAGCGCGCCCAAGCAGTCGTGTATACTCCCCACTGATAAGGGAAATATGCTTTTTCAAGCGCCTGCCGTTTTTCCTCGTCTGTTTTATGCACTGCTTGATAGTCGCCGTCGATAAATTGTATTGACTCGCGTATCGGGTCTTGCGCACTCATGCCATAGATGCCGTTCAACTTGTTCTTCGATTTCATATACTGGTATTGGCGCTCGTCCGCTTCTTCTTCTGTTTCTCCCACAGGTCCGTTTTTCAACATTGTCTTATCCTGATAATACTTATCGATTACATCAAGATACTGTTTGGGCAGTGGCCCTTTGCGCGCGATCATTGCTTCTTCGCATGCGATTTTATCCGCGCAATATTGGCGCATAACAACCGCCAAATCGATTTCTGTAAGCGCCGTTGTGCAAAGATCTGCTGACAGCAATCGGCCATTGTCAACCACAAAAGCGCTGCTTTGCGTTTTTGACAGCGACAAATAGGGCACTGGTTCCCGCTCATTACGCAACCGCAACCCGGAAAACACATACCGCCCGACAACCGCGCGCCCATGCCGAATATAATCAATAATATTCGCCATTTGTAAATCTTCACCGCTGAGCCAGCGAAAAGGGGTTATCGGAAAATTTCTCGTTCGCTGCTGGGCCGGATATGCCGACGTTTCATCATATGATTCGACATTTTCAAGGATTTTTCCCACTTTATAGCGATTTGCATGTGTATCACCGCCACGAAAAGCCGCCCGAAGCAGCGCATATTCCCGTTGATAGGGGAGTATTGATTCGATCTTCCATCTGATCGGCCACAGCGCCGCTTTAGCGTCTCGCCTGACATAGCCGGTCGAAGTGAGGGGCAGCGTGTGGAGTGTATCTCCATCGCGTTTCATTTCGGTTTTGATTGCCTCCACAAGCCCCAGTACATCGTTAATACAGTATTGCCTCTCATACTCTGTCAATTCAGACCATGGATAGCGCACAATATCATAGTCAAAACTATCACCGTCTAGTTTGCGATGCTCGCATTTCATAATTTCTGTGAATTTTGATAGACTCATATTGCTATGCATGTAGCTGCACCGGAATTCAATGCAGCCCAGCATGCGCGCATATATCGGCTTTCGAGCCTCGCGCAGAAACACTTCTTCCGGCTGGAATGGATAAAGCCCGGCCAGAAATTGGAATTCATAAGCGAGATTATGTACAAACATCACCAGATAAGGTTTTGTGTCAAGATTGTTCGATTCCTGCAAAGCCGCACACATTTCATCAACATGGCCGAGAAATGCGAAAAACTCATCCCAATAGCGGCCCATGATAACATCTGAGTTTATTGCAACCTGCCACACATACATAAAAGCATGTGGCTCATCCTCGCCGTTCTCCATGCGATGAAAAACCGATGTTTCAATATCAAAAGCCGCCACCACGTTGACATATTCCACTCGCTGACTTTTTGCACGCTTCCCGCGTTTTCGCGCTGCTATGCCGCTCTCATAGATACGCTCAAATGGGTAAGTCTCTGCTGTGTATATCAACGCCGAGCCTCGTCATCAAAAAATTCCATAGCCGCCTCATAGAGCGGCCCCAGCTCGCCTTCTGTTGACGGTTCATTGTCAAGAGCGGATAATGCTGCTTCGATTTCCTGCTCACGATCTGCTAGATAGTCCTGCATATCTGCAAGCACATCTTTCACAGATGCACCCTCGCGCATCTGGTCCGCCATGCGTCGCACCTCGTCGCGAAATTTATAAATGGTGGAATCCTGTTTTGCGCTATTCAAAAAATGGATATAGTCCATCCAATCTTGGACATTTGTGGGATTGATAGCGCTCTGCATATCAGACGGCAACCAATCGCGCACACCATTGACAAAGTTTTTGGTTCTTGCATCGCGCCACAGCGAATTGGCGGTTTTTCGGCGCTGTTCACGCTCTTTTGCGCGCCTTGTAAGCTCTCGGACACGATTATTATAATCCCTGATATACGCGTCTCGCTGCCTTTGTCTTTCCAGTTCACGCGCGCCAGACACTGTTGTGTCCTTGCGCGCTGCCAAGCGTTTCAGCCGAGCAAGCGAATTTCTGAGGTCTCGCGCTGTTTTAATATCCGCCAACCGCGCCCCCGCGTCAAGCGGATTGAATCCAGCAGACACAAGTCGTCTGCTTCGATCTTGTAATAAATTTCGGAGACGGCGATATTCTGCGCGGGTTTTTTCACTGCCAACCATGATACGACCTCCTTAAAAATGAGGCGGCCTCATAGGCCGCCATAATATCAACGTTTGCGTCTGTATTGAGACGTGGGCTGCGTATCAGACGGCGAGCGCGACATGAAATCAAACGTTTCCACATTGACTTCATGTGCATTCACGCGGCATCCGTCCTTATCGGTATAAGTATACAGCCGGATAGAGCCGCACAGCGCGAGCTTATCGCCTTTACGGCAATACTTGCCAATGAGTTCAGCCGCGCCGCCCCATGCCGTGCAGTGGAAAAAATCAGCCGGGTCATCTTTTTGCCGACCGGGCACTGCAACCGTGAATTTTGCGAGTTCGCGAGTTTCGTCTTTAACTTGCACCTCGCGGATTTCAGGATCTGCCGTAAAACGACCTACGATATAAAGCTTATTCATGTTCTGCCTCCATGCGCTTCGCGCGTCTATCTTTTTCATTGTAGTATCGGTTGATAATCATTGTGAGCAGGGCTGACCGACTGATTCGTCGTTTCTCTGCATCCGTGGTCAGGCGCTCCAAGAGCGCTGTATCTATTGTCACCGTTGCGGCCGTCTTCCTCATAAAAACACCTCCCGCATAAATCAGACCTAGGCAAGTGCCGCATAGCTCTTAAATATTCGCCCATCGTAACCACCCACGCAGAATAAGCTCTGCTCTGCCTCCAGTGACTTGAGAAAGCGCTTGAGCACATGCTGTCAAATCGCGGATGAGATAGAGCTGCGCATAGCCGCAACGCCTCGATCTGACTATGATTGACAGCACTTCCCGGCGGATGAACTCTTGTATCGTTCCAGACTGATTCATGATAACACCTCACTCTTCCACAAATTCCAAATCCCAACCATGTCCGTACATGGCATAGATCATATTTTCGGCCTCTTCGCGCGTTGCAGCGTATTCGTCTTTGCTCTCTTCCTCAGCAGACGCTTTGAAAAAGTAAGTGATAGCGCCCGTCTTCTCATCCCACAGGATATCAATTAACGTGGGGACAAATTCGTTGTAGATCGATGCAATTTTCATTTTGATTACCTCTCTTTCATTCGATAAAACCCGCGCCCGGAGGCCATCCCTTCGGAACAACTATATTATACCACATTATAGTGTAATAGGCAATAGCTTTTCATCCATAACTCTTGTTTTGTGCAAAACAACCAAAAAAATATACTGGAAAGCATTTTATATTGTGCGTTCTGTATATCTTGATAAAACACTGTCAATCTGGCATGAAAACGTTCGGAACGGAGCGAACAATAGGGGAACTTTGTTAAATGGTTATCAGTCAATACAATAGGG